GGATACGCCTAGAAAACGAAGACAAGATGATGGATACGCAACGTACTATGGCTTGGTTAGCTATGGGTACAACCATTGTAACTGTAATACTATTACTTACGCCTATCATTAATGTAGCTCGTATGGAGTCTGCATCAGGGTTTCTTAACACCTTTCTTGTAGCACAGATGGGTGTCGTATTAGGCTTTATGGGTGCTACAGCATTAACTAAAACTAAATCAAAAGAATAAAAATGCATAACGGGGTTGCAATATTATCTCTTTTATGTTATAACTAGATATGGTATAACTTACTAGTCAGTCAATAATACTGACGTATGTACATAAAGGAGTTATACTATGTTGAAAAAACTACTAAAAAAATACCATGTATACATGGAAAATAGGGCTGCATACTATACTTTAATGAGTATGACAGAAAGACAACTACAAGATCTAGGAATATCTCGTGGTGAAATTAGAAGACTAACAGGATTCGGAGGATGATAATATGAGAAAGTTATTTCTTGCAGGTGCTATCGTTACACTAACAGCGATGTCAGCACAGGCTGAAGGCGTTATAAAGAGTGGCATTATGTCAATGTTTAAACCTGATGCTTCTGTAGAGTACGGCATTAAAACTAAAAAGTGGTCGGGTGATGTAGGCGTAACTGCAAACATTTCAAGACTATCAATTAGACCAGCGTTAGACTGGGGATATGCAAGCGGAGATTCTTTTAGTGTTTCTGGTGCATCAGTAAAGAGTACAATGGCTTTAAGTAATAGCCTGTCTGCTTACTCTAAACTATCTTTAGACAAAGACTTTAAATATAGTGACCTGTCAATTGGTGTCGCTATTACATTTAAATAGGGAGAATAAATATGGATTGGATTACTGGAAGACTTAAAGAGCCTACAACTTATCTAGCACTTGCTCTAGCAGGTGTAGGACTAGGTTTTATGTTCAGCTTGCCTATACTAACATGGGCAGGTATCATAGGCGGTATCTTTGGTATTGTATTAAAAGAAAAAGGTGGGGCAGAATGATGCCCTACCTAAACCGTATTCTACGTGCAATACTTGCTATGCCTTGTAACTGCTGTGACAAATGTCAGTGTGGTAAATAATGTTTGGGTTAGGTAATGTACTTGGCCCTATAGCTGGACTTGCTGGTTCATGGATTGAAGGCAAGACTGCTGTACAAAAGGCTAAAGCGACTAAAGATTTAAAGATTGCTACAGGTGAAATAGACTGGGATCTGGAAGCTATGAAAGCTACACAGAACTCGTGGAAAGATGAATGGTTGACACTGCTGTTAAGTGGCCCATTTATTTTATCTTTCTGTGGGGATTGGGGCAGAGAGATTGCAGCAGCAGGATTTGCTGCACTAGGAGAAGCACCGCAATGGTATAGCTATTCTCTTGGTGTCGTTATAGCTGCATCATTTGGCATAAGATCTGCAACTAAGTTCTTTGGAGGAAAAAAATAATGGCGTTTCCAATAGTGGCAGCAGGTATAGTAGTAAAATATATAGCAAAAAAAGGTATACAAGCAGCCATAAAAAAATACGGTAATAGACAGGTAAAAAATGCTATGCGTAAAAAAGCAGATGATGCAGCAACTTCAGTGTCTAATGTAGCTAATAAAAAGAAAACTGTAGGAGTGCGAGTTCCAGGAGCTAAAAAAATAGCAGACAGTAAAAAGATACCTGTAAGTGTAAAGAAAAATATTCTTGGCACAGAAGGTAGGTTAAGTGTAAAGCCTACTAGAGGAGAAAGAATAGCCGCAAAAAGAAATAAAAATTCTAGGTTAGAGGGGCAGACGCTAATAAAAATGGCAGGTTCTGCTGTTGGCGGTGGTGCAGCAGCATTAAAGATAAAAAAAGATATTGAAGGAATAAAAAAAGAAGTAGCAAGACTTAAAAAAGAAAGAACAAAAGAAAAAGACAAAAGAGCAAAATTAATGCTGACAGCAAAAATAGATAACAAATTATTAAAAGCTGCTAAACAAAAGGAAAAACTTGCTAAACAAAATAGACCTATGGGATTTGCAAAAGTAGCCAATAACAAAAAGAAGAATAAAAAATGATGAGTAATTATAGTACGTGTTTAGAAATAATACTTGAACATGAAGGTGGATTTGTAAATCATCCTAAAGATCCAGGTGGCATCACAAATCACGGTGTCACTAAAAAAGTCTATGACAAATGGGTAGGCAGAGAGACTACACCTAAAGAGATGCGTGACTTGACGCATGAAGATGTAGCTCCTATCTATAAAAAGAATTATTGGAATAGAGCAAAGTGTGATCAACTTCCTAGTGGGGTTGATCTTTGTGTATTTGACTGGGCTGTTAACTCAGGAGTCTCACGATCAGCTAAAGCGTTGCAACGTATAGTCGGTGTAAAGCAAGATGGCGGTATAGGCCCGATGACTTTACAAGCTGTCGCTGAAGTAGACCCAGAAGATATAATAGAACAAATGCATTATACACGTCAAAATTTTTACGAAAAACTATCTACCTTTGATACCTTCGGTAAAGGGTGGACTAGACGTAACGATGAAACAAAAGAAAAAGCATTGGAAATGTTACATGGCTAGACAACTAACAGAACGACAACAAAAGTTTTTATCTGTATTATTTGATGACGCAGGAGGAGATGTAGTAGCAGCAAAAAAGATAGCTGGATACTCTGATGCAACTAGCACTACTGAAGTTGTCAATTCTATGAAAGAAGAAATATTAGAAAGCACACAGAGCTTTATGGCTCGTAATGCTCCTAAAGCTGCAATGGCTATGGTAGGTGGACTATATGATCCTACTGAACTAGGCATACGAGATAAGATGGCAGCAGCTAAAGAGTTACTAGATCGTACTGGACTTGTTAAGACTGAAAAAGTACAAGTAGAAGCTAAAGGTGGGGTTATGTTAATGCCACCTAAAAATACGGTAGAAGATGACTGAATCACTAGGTAGATGGAAGTTACCTCAACCGACAGATATAAAAGAAGACAATGAATGGGTATCAATACCTAAGATTTCTCGCACCATACCTTTTGGCTACGAAGTAGACGCAAAAGATAATGGCATATTAAACCCTATACCTGACCAACTAGATAAATTAGAAATAGCAAAACGTTATTTAAAACAGTATTCGTACAGAGAAGTATCTCAATGGTTAACTCGTAACACAGGTAGATACATATCTCACGTAGGTTTAATGAAAAGACTAGAGAATGAAAAAAGAAGAAACAACAAAGCTGCAAGCCTACGCAGATGGGCAGACTATGCGAAAGAGGCAATCGCCAAAGCGGAAAAAATTGAAAGCCAAAGAGTCGGTTCAAAAGAAGACAGCAGCAAAGAAGAAGCAAGAGCAATCTAAAGTAGTAGAAATAGATAAACTAGATCCTATTGAAACTCTTGAAGAACAACATAATGTTATATTTAAACCTAATGCTGGGCCGCAGACTGCGTTTCTTGCAGCAGGTGAAAGAGAAGTTTTGTATGGTGGTTCAGCAGGGGGTGGCAAAAGCTACGCAATGCTTGCCGATCCGTTACGATACATGGGGCATCCTGCATTTTCTGGGTTGTTGTTACGACACACTACGGAAGAGCTTAGAGAACTTATATTTAAGTCTCAAGAGATGTATCCAAAAATCTGGCCTGGAATAAAATGGTCAGAAAGAAAGATGCAGTGGGTCGCACCATCTGGCGCAAGATTGTGGATGTCATATCTTGATAGAGAAGATGATGCTTTGCGTTATCAGGGTCTAGCGTTTAGCTGGATAGGTTTTGACGAATTGACTCAATGGCCCACACCATTTGCATGGAATTACATGCGTTCTCGTCTACGATCCACTGCAACCGATTTACCAGTATATATGAGGGCTACTACCAACCCAGGAGGTAGAGGACATCACTGGGTAAAGAAAATGTTTATAGATCCTGCTTCAGTAAATACAGCATTTAATGCTACAGACATTGAAACAGGAGAAGAGTTAAAGTATCCAGCAGGTCACGAAAAAGCAGGTAAGGCTTTATTTAAAAGAAAGTTTATACCTGCAAGACTAAAAGACAACCCCTACTTAGCTGAACAAGGTGACTACGAAGCAATGCTTCTATCTTTGCCTGAACAACAACGTAGACAGTTACTAGACGGTGATTGGGATATTAAAGAAGGTGCAGCATTTACAGAGTTTGATAGGAATGTACATGTCGTTGAACCCTTTGATATACCTAACAACTGGGTTAGATTTAGAGCATGTGACTACGGATACGGAAGTAAATCAGGCGTTGTATGGTTCGCTGTATCCCCAAATGAACAGCTTATTGTATATAGAGAGCTATATGTAAGTAAAGTATTAGCTACAGATTTAGCTGACATGATATTAGAATTAGAAGCTGGTGATGGTGGAATGAGATACGGAGTACTTGACTCCTCACTATGGCACAAACGTGGTGATACTGGCCCATCTCTAGCTGAACAAATGGTACAACGAGGTTGCAGATGGCGACCCTCAGATAGATCAAAAGGATCTCGTGTAGCAGGTAAAAACGAAATACATAGACGTTTACAGGTAGATGAATACACAGAAGAACCTAGACTTGTGTTTTTTAGTAACTGTACTAATATGATAGCTCAATTACCTGCGCTACCTATAGATAAGAAAAACCCAGAGGATATTGATACTACTTCAGAAGATCACTTGTACGATGCACTAAGATATGGTATTATGTCAAGACCAAGGTTTAGTATATTTGATTACGATCCCACTAACGCTAGAACAAATAGAATGTCTATAGCAGATAAAACATTTGGATATTAAAGGAAAATAAATGGCAGACGATAACGAAGTATTTATTGAAGATGAAGTAGTTACACTAGATGACACAGAAGAGTCTGTAGTAGATGATGTAAATGTTTCTGCAATTATTCCATTTATTATGGAAAGATACAATAGAGCAGATGACTATAGACAGCAAGACGAAAACAGATGGCTAAAGTCATACCGTAACTATAGAGGCTTATACGGATCTGATGTTCAGTTTACTGAAGCAGAAAAGTCTCGTGTATTTATTAAAGTAACTAAAACTAAAACACTAGCTGCTTATGGACAAATAGTAGATGTTTTATTTGCAGGCAGCAAATTTCCATTATCTGTTGATCCTACAGAGTTACCTGATGGCGTAGTAGCTGACGTAAGTTTTGACCCCAAAGAACCAGAACAATTACGCAGCTCTGATATGGATGAAATTGTAAATCCATATGGATTTAAAGGTGATGGTAAAGAAATACCTGCAGGTGCTACAGAAAAAACGTTGGCAAACAGTTTAGGTGAGTACGAAGATAAACTGAAAGATATTGATAATCTTAAAATGGGAGTTGGTAAAACTCCAACTGCAATTACATTTAGTCCTGCAATGATAGCAGCTAAAAAAATGCAAAAAAAAATACAAGACCAATTAGAAGAATCAAATGCATCTAAACATTTAAGAAGCACAGCATTTGAAATGGCTTTATTTGGCACAGGTATTATGAAAGGGCCATTTGCAGTAGATAAAGAGTATCCTAACTGGAATGACGATGGCGAGTATGATCCTGCAATAAAAACTATACCACAGGTATCTCATGTGTCTGTATGGAATTTTTATCCTGACCCAGATGCAAACAATATGGATGAGGCACAGTATGTCATAGAACGCCACAAAATGTCTCGTACTCAAATGCGTGGACTTAAAAAAAGACCATACTTTCGCGGAGCAGTTATTGATGAAGCAATAGCTATGGGCGAAAACTACGATAAAGAAAGTTGGGAAGATGATCTGTCTGATTATGCACCAGATCATGGGTCAGAAAGATTTGAAGTTTTAGAGTACTGGGGTATGTGTGATACTGAAATGCTTAAAGAGCAAGGTGTTGATATTCCTGATGACTTAGAAGATACAGATGAATTACAAACTAACGTCTGGATTTGTAATGGTAAACTACTACGAATGGTTGTTAATCCATTTAAACCTGCACGTATACCTTACATGGCTGCTCCATATGAACTTAACCCATATAGTTTCTTTGGTGTAGGTATAGCTGAAAACATGGATGATACTCAGACATTAATGAACGGTTTTATGCGAATGGCTGTTGACAATGCTGTATTATCTGGTAATCTTCTTATAGAAGTAGATGAAACAAATTTAGTACCTGGTCAAGATCTATCTGTATACCCAGGAAAAGTATTTAGAAGACAAGGTGGCGCACCTGGTCAAGCAATATTTGGTACAAAGTTTCCTAATGTTGCAGGAGAAAATTTACAGTTGTTTGACAAGGCTAGAGTATTAGCTGACGAAAGCACTGGACTTCCTAGCTTTTCTCATGGACAAACAGGTGTTACAGGAGTAGGTAGAACAGCCTCTGGTATTAGTATGTTAATGAATGCTGCCAGTGGCGGTATTAAAAACGTTATTAAAAATGTAGATGATTATTTACTTAGACCTTTAGGCGAAGGACTGTTTAGATTTAATATGCAGTTTGACTATGATCCTGATATTAAAGGTGATTTAGAAGTTAAAGCTAGAGGCACAGAAAGTTTAATGGCTAACGAAGTTCGTAGCCAAAGATTAATGCAGTTTATGCAAGTAGCATCTAATCCTGCATTAGCACCATTTGCAAAGTTTGAATACATAATTCGTGAAATTGCAAAATCAATGGAACTAGACCCTGACAAAGTAACCAACAATATGGATGAAGCTGCTATACAAGCAGAGTTAATGAAAGGCTTTCAACAGCCTGCACCAGAAGGTGCTACTCCACAAGAGGGTGGACAACCTGCACCTGCAGGAGTTAACCCTGCTGATCCAACAGGAGCAGGCGGCGGCACAATAGGTACTGGTATAGCACCATCACCGCAAGAACAAGGATTTAGTGGAAACAATGGACAAGGAAATACTCAGCAAGCTGAAGGGTCTGGTCAGCCGCCCCAAGGAATGGGCCAACTTCAATAAATATTTAGAAGAGTTGATAATACAACAATACCGTACTATGGAACAATCAGACAATATGATTGCAGTACACAGAGCGCAAGGTTCTATATATACGCTACGTAGATTGCAAAAATTAAGAGATGAAGTGTTAAAGTAATGGCAGAAGTAACTCCAGAATCAGTAGGGTTAAAATCTAACAGAAATCCTTTAGAAGAAAATCTTGATGGTCGTAGTAATGTACGCCCAGTACAAGAACAGTATACTCGTCTTTTTAGAGATCCTACTATAAGTGGTAGTGCTACTCTAGGAAGAGGAGAAACTTTAGATACGCAATCTATAAATTTAAATAAAGAAATACCAATAGTAAATACAAAAAATTTAAATTTACAAGGTAATGTTAGTGGCGGTGCATGGAGTACTACAACTAAAGAAAATGATGCTCCTATTTTTAATGAAAAAGGACAGCAAGTTGGGTTTAGTTTAGGAGGAAAATTAATATTAGATGCACCTTCTAGTGCATTTTTTTGGGGAAATATAAGTAAAGATTTTAGTAAAACAAAAATGGAAGAAATTACTCCTGCAGGTAATCTTAAAGGAAACGACAATAAAACGTATACAGTATGGGATGCAGGATTAGAACTGGGTAGATTTGGTATAAATTTAGGCGAAAAGTCTGTTGTTCTAAAAATAGGTCAAAACGGTAAACTTTACCTTAGTCCTGACAATAAAGGTACTGTTGGATTTAAATTTGGTAAAGATTTTAATAAAGGTGGAACTCCAATGATGGAAAAACAAATGGAAATGTTTGAAGATGGCGGCCTTAAAGATGAAGGCGGCATGGTAGATGAACAATCAGGTAATAAAGTTCCTGTAGGAAGTAATCGTAAAGAAGTAAGAGATGACATACCTGCACAGTTAAGTGAAGGTGAGTTTGTATTTCCTGCTGATGTAGTTCGTTTTATAGGTTTAGAAAAACTAATGAAACTTAGACAACAAGCTAAAATGGGCCTTAAAAAAATGGAAGATATGGGTCAAATGGGCAATAGTGATGAAGCCATATTACCTGATGATTTACCTTTTGATGAAACAGATTTATTAATAGTACAAGACGGCAAACCTATGCAGATGGCTAAAGGTGGTATATTAACTGCTGCAGATGGAACAGATGTTAGAAAATTACCTATACAACAATCTGCTAGAAAACAAGTAGAAGCTGCAGGATATAGTTTTGATGATTTATTTGGATCAGGCCCAGGAGGAATGCAAACATCGTTTAGAACTTATAAAAATGAAGATGGCGTTTCAATTACCATTAGATTTGTAGGAAACAGTAACTTAGATCCTATACCAGAAGGATATTATCCTGTTGATGGTGAAGGTAATATTATTAAACCAGATGATCCAGAAGCAGGAGAAACACCAGAAGAACCAGTTGAAACAGAAGAAGAAAGAATAAAGCGTAGGCAATATGAAGGTGGCCCTGATAATCCTGATGCAGGACAGGTAAAAAGTTTGGATCAAATGGGTTTAAAGGATATAATTGCTCTTAATAAAACTATACAAACCCTAGATGAAAGTGGCGGAATTATGGGTAAAGTAATTGCAGGTTTATTAAACAAAGACAAAGTAGCAAAGCGAGCTGAATTAGCTGAAAAACAAATGGATCCAATGCAGGATAAAAAAGTAATAGAGGCAATAAATAAACAAAAACAGGAAAAGGAAAAGGAAGGAGACGGCTCTTCTTCTACGCCTAGTATAAGTTCTAATACATATTCATTTGAAGGAGATTCAGGAATGGGTGGTGCTATCTCTGCAGCAGGAGGAGGCGACGATTTTGGAACACCTCCAGGTGGAAATCCAACTAATACAGGTGGCGGTAGTGGTGTTTCTGCTAATGTTTCTGATAATGATTTTGATTTTGGTATGGGCGGCCCAGACGGCCCAGGTAACTTTGGCGGTGACAGTGGGCCTACTTTTGGTGTTGATGGATTTAGTATGAATAAAGGCGGCCTAGCAGGAGTAAAACCTAAAAAGAAAATGAAAACGTATAAGAAAGGTGGTTTAGCTACACGGTAAAAAGCTATATACGAACTGGCTACTCATCCCCCTACCAACATAGGCTACGGTGGCCCCAGTGAAAGGAGACAGTAATGTCTGAAGCAATAATGGCAGAAGAAGTAAAGCCAGAAGAAAAAGTAGCATTTGCAAATCGTAAATACTCAAATGAAGATAGAATTAAAAAAGAAGAAGAAGAACTAGCAGAACTAATTGCAGAACAAAAAGGTGAAGCTAAAACAGAGGAAGAGGCAGAAGAAAAAGAGCCTACTAATGCTGAAGAAAAAAGCTTTAAAAAAAGATACGGTGACTTACGTAGACATTCACAAAAACAACTACAAGAACATGTAGAAAAAATAAATGCATTACAAAGTCAATTAGAGCAGTCTACTAAACAAGAAATTAAACTACCTAAGTCTGACGAAGACATTGAGGCATGGGCAAAAGAATACCCCGATGTTGCAGCAATAGTAGAAACTATAGCAATTAAAAAGGCTAAAGAACAATCCTCTGGCTTAGAAGCTCGTGTAAAAGAAATAGACGAAATGCGAGAAAAGGCAAACAGAGATAGAGCAGAAGTAGAGTTAATGACTGCACATCCTGACTTTGCTGACATAAGAGACAGTGATGAGTTCCATGAATGGGCAGAAGAACAACCTAAGTGGATACAAGATGCTTTATACGAAAATGATAGCGATGCTAGAGCAGCAGCCAGAGCTATAGATTTATATAAAGTAGACAAAGGAATAAAAACTAAAAAGTCTTCTTCAAATAAAGATGCAGCTAAAGCAGTATCTAAAACAAATAGCAGAAGTGAGCCTGCTAGTGAAGAGGCTGGAGTTATAAAAGAATCAGTTGTGCAAAAGATGTCTGCACAGCAATACGAGAAAAATGCAGATAAAATTATGGAAGCTATACGATCAGGTAAGTTTGTATATGATATATCTGGCAATGCTCGTTAAAAAGGTATTGACATATTTATACAATTATGTATAACTATATGTACAATGTAGTTGCGTAGCCTCTGTAAAGATTACCTACGCAACTTAATAATAGCAAACAGCAATAATAATATAGACTACCTAAAGTCTTTTGGCCCATTGATGTAGAAGTCGGCCAACTTTTACTAAAATGCACCCTATAAGATTTAGCCACTACATGAATACTTGTTTCGTTTGCATCTGTAGAAAATCCAAAGGAGAATTAAAATGGCATTTTCAACTGCGGCTGGGTATGGTAACTTACCTAACGGTAACTTCTCACCAGTCATATACAGCAAACAGGTGCAACTTGCGTTCCGCAAAGCATCAGTTGTAGGAGCTGTAACGAACTCCGACTATTTCGGAGAAATCGCTAACATGGGGGATTCGGTTAAAATTATCAAAGAACCAGAAATCACCGTGAAAGAGTACGCACGAGGTACAACTATTACACCTCAAGATCTTGATGACGAAGATTTTTCATTGACCATTGACAAAGCAAATTACTTTGCATTTAAAGTTGATGACATTGAGGAAGCACATTCACACGTCAACTTTCAAGATCTTGCAAGTGATCGTGCTGCTTACCGTTTGGCTGACCAATTTGACCAAGACGTTCTTGGTTACTTGTCAGGTTACAAACAATCAGCATTGCATGGCACAGCAAATGCAGTTAACACAACCGTAAATGGTTCAGTTGCTGTATCTACTGCTGCTACTAACGAGTTATTAGCATCTATGCAAGTAGACGCTGCTGACTTTAATAGTGGTACAAGCGGTAACTCAATCGTTGCTGTTCCTCGTGCAAGCGGAGATAGCTTAAACACAACTACTGCTAAAGCATCACCATTGTCAATCATCGCTCGTATGTCAAGAAAACTTGACCAACAAAACGTTGACACAACTGGTAGATGGCTTGTAGTAGACCCAGTGTTTGCAGAGCTTCTTCAAGACGAAGACTCACGTCTTCTTAATTCTGACTTCGGTGGATCTGGCTTACAAAACGGATTAATCTTGAACAACGTTCACGGATTTAAAGTTTACATGTCAAACAATCTACCTGCAGTTGGTAACGGTGCAACTGGTGCAACATCAACAGGAAGCACACATTTTGGTGTAATCGTTGGTGGTCACTCATCAGCAGTTGCAACAGCAGACTCAATCAATAAAACAGAAACCTACAGAGATCCTGATAGCTTTGCTGATATTGTTAGAGGTATGCATATGTACGGCAGAAAAATATTGCGCCCAGAGGCTTTAACTCGTGCAATATATGTTTCTGGTATATAAGGGGGGATTAGATAATGGCTACAATTACAGCAACACTTGCTAATACTCACGGTTCTTCTTCAAGAGGAAGACAACCTTATTACGTTCAACAAATCGTTGACCTAACAGCTAACAGCATTAATCCTAATGGTGATGTAGTACAGTGTCTTACTATACCTGCAAACACCAAAATTATTACTGCAGGCTTTCAGGTAACTTCAAGTGCTACACAAAATACTGGTACTGACGCAACAGCTGCTCTTGGCACTGGTGCAGATGACAACGAGTATGTAACTGCATTTGACATTGACGGTGCATCTGACGGAGCATACGCTCCTAGTGTAACTGTTTCTGCTGACCTAGTTATTACGTCAGCCGATACTTTAGACTTAACACTTGCAGGTGGAGGAGCTTCCTTTACAGCAGGTGAAATCAGAGTATTTGCTGTTTTACAAGACGTTAGTGACATCGGTGAGATGGAAGCAGACGAAGTTGATCGTGATCAACTAGCATAATAATATTTAGTGAGGCAGGGCAACTTGCCTCACTTTTTATCATAGGAATTACAATGGCTGAAACATACCTTACGTTAACAAATAAAGTTATAGCTAGATTAAATGAAGTTGAGTTAACATCAGCTAATTTTACATCAGCTAGAGGAATACAAGTACAGTGTCAAAACGCTGTCAATGAAGCTATTCGGTATATTAATCAAAGAGAATATAACTATCCGTTTAATCATGCTACCGCTACACAGACACTTACAGCAGGTACAGTAAAGTATACTGTTCCTACATCTACTAAAGTAGTAGACTATAATACATTTAGATTAGTAAAAGATTCAGACTTAGGTAATGGATCTATAAGTCTAAGTCCACTAAATTATAATGAG